GCCTCTTCGTCACAGTACAACCCTGTCACTGTGCGCGTGGTACTTCGCCCCTTGTCTGATCTCCAGCACTATTACTCCGCGGCGCTCAATCCCTGTAGTGGGAAGAAACGCCGACCTATTTGTTCACCCGCCAACGCACTCGCATCACCGGGTGACCCAGGTACACCGTCTACACTTCGAGGAGAGGTGGACCCCACGAGTGGCGGGCCCAACCCACCATCCACCTCTAATGAGGTGGTGATCGGCTATCCCCCATCCAACACCCCGAGTTGCCCAAATTGCGTAAACATATCACCGAAGCCCGTGTTCCCGTCACCAAACACAGGTGCACGTGGTGGTACGTTTCACTCCTTCTAACCCTACACGTTAGTGGTTGTGCAAGCGTTCAACCCGATCCTACACCACACGTTCGTGACCGTGGTTTTATTCCATTGACGTCCGTTCTTATGGACGACCTTTTCACATTTAGTTGGCTCGCGACATGTTGTATTGTGGCTGGAATCGTATCGTTCGTCTTTCGGAGATATCTCCCTTGGAATGGACACACGTGGAAGGCTTTTACTGGAGCAGGCGTCGCGTGCCTAGTCGCGAAGTGGGCCCTAGCCTACGTCGCTGCCTGGCTAGGCATCGTGATGACCGTGGTGATCTCAGCTATTCTGATTTTCTTAATCCTTTATTACGGGGGGCCCTGTTATGACTCACTGCGGAACCTTATTCGTAGGTGGCGTTCCAGTGGCCCTAAGTGAGGACTCCTCTCTCGAGCCTAGGGGCATTTATGGGATGACATACTTCGATGGACCTTCCATCGCAATACGAACTTGTAAGGGTGGTACGCCTCGTGAGAGGCGTGCGCTCATACATGAAGTACTTCACGTTCTTGACGAATCGTATCGTCTGGGACTTACGCACGATCAGATTCGTGCGTTGGCTACGGGTCTACACACCACCCTGGCCGATAAGCGTAATATGGTGTGGTTTGGCTATTAATCATGTCCACGACATTGAATCCCGCACCCTCGGACAAGGGTAGCGATTTCTCCACTCTCCGTCAGGTTCTCAACAGCGTCTCCGCCAAGAACGGTACCCTTCCGTCCGTCGTTACTCGTGGTTGCACCCTCCGTACGGCCACCTACTCGACAACCGGTACGCGACCCTTCGACGTCGTTCAGGCCATTGGATCCGGATACCCATTTACCACCCCTTGGGATGGTGGCACCAAGAACTCCGTTGTGGCGTCAGCCGCCGCGGTCACTCAGACGATTACGGCGAAGGCATCCACAACCTTCCCCGCCATCCCAGTGTACGGCGCATACGTCCGTATCAACGGCAGTAACCAGGTGACTCTGGGAGGTATCACACTGTCGGTGGCTTGGAAGAACCTCCAGGGTGAAACGATGGATAACTCCATCACCGTCGATCCCGCATTCGCGGACAATGGCGGTGTGAAATCCATTGAATTGTGGGTTTTCCCGGCCGCACCGATTCTTGGTCGGTACGTCTACGTTCCGGCCGCGGTCACTCTCGGCTTCGCCCCAACCGGTGCGACCTACGCGGCGCAGAACGTTGTGGTGACGGTAGGCGCTGGTATCCTTCCAGATACCTCCACTGTGTTCAGCACACTCCTTACACGTGGCCAACGAGAGGTCGATGACGTTTTCTCGTCGTACTCCGCCACCCAGCAGCGTCTCGCCCAAATCGGTCGTTCCTTCTAAGAGGGCGCCACCGATCGGCGAGCCGCCGATAGGAGGCAACTTACTTGGATCCACGTAGCCCTTTGGTTAGGAAGACATTGCTTGACGAGTACGTCCATTACTATTACCAGGATTACGAGCGCCGACCCATGCTCGTGAACTGGGTGATGGAGCGATACGGCGGACAAGCGATGTCTGATCTCGAGATCGCGACATCGAGCGATCTCCTCGCGAATCGGGACATTACCGCACGTAGGTATGGCCCTATCATTACTGCCAGGTTGGTCTGGCTGGAGAAATACTCATGATGGACATGTCGTCTAAATTGTTTGAACTTATGCCCTTGATCTCCATGTTGCAGAAGGGTAACATCACATTCGCTGATGTGCTTTCTGGTCGTGGTAACGGTGGCATGATCCGGATGCAGTTACTTAACCTGATACAGGGTAAGGACTCTGCCAAACGTGAAGTACTCGAGGCGCTCACTGCGATCGAGGAGAGTGCTTCACTTCAAAAGAAAACATTCATCGATGTGCTTCTCGGCAGCTCAGCTGACCCCGCACTCGGTGACAAGCTTAAGAAAGGCTTGAAATCATTATGAACAAAGAACTGATCATCGGCATCATCGTCGGTTGGCTCCTCTGGCGTTGGTATTCCGGACTGGCGATTCTGCCGTTCTCGGGAGGCCCCATGTATGATGAGTCCGAAGATGAGATGGAGGCTGATCTCTACGAGATCGGCTGACACGTCTGCGACTATAGACCGCGTGATGTGATGACTCACATCACGCGGTTTCTCTCTCTTTCCCTCTCAATATTGGCCGTACGTGTGTACGGCCGGCACAAAACCCAGGAGTGTGTATGCTTCAGCTCATCAAGACACCGACACCCATTACTACTAAGTCTGATTCACAGTTCCGCGCACAGCCTATCGCATCCCTCGCCCTTTACGACTTCGCGTCCCCATTCGTACTCGGGACCAAGGTCACCGTGCCATCCCGTGGTGCAACGAAGATGGGCATCTTTGGGTGCCTCACACCCGCGATGTTCCCAAACGCACTCATCTGCTCCGTGGATGATATCTCCGATGCTGTCGAGACCACCATGCCTGCGAACGCACCGGCTTACGACGCCGGCCTCTGGTCCAAAGCTCTCACGTCAATCAACACCGACCTTCGGATCGGTCCGGTCGCATTCAAGGAATTCAGCGCGAACGAATACATGACCATCGGGATCCTCCCGAGTGGGCGGTTCGGCGCTTCAGTTCGCCGACGTGCGGGACTCCCGCCCGCGGCATCCGAGCCGCAGGGCCCTTACAGCTGGGAAACGAGGAGCTCATGGAATTTCCTCGAAACCTGCAAACAACACACCGTCAACGGCACCTGGTTCAGAGGTGCAGCTTACAACCCTAACTGGATTCGTACCAGCCGAGAGGGCAGTGCCGAAACGTCGAGTTTCTACAACGGTGAATGTTCTTCACCCATGACGAAGAGTCTGCTCAACAACATTGATGTTGGGCATCCGTTCGGTGCGACCGCTGCACTGTCCGCTCTTCTCGACAGCTCGATGTGGGACAAGTACCAACGCGTCGCCGAGGGCGAATTTGAGAGTGACAGCGCCGAGGCTCCCCGTGCGGGCACGGGTGCCTGGGACCTCCTGAGGTTGTTGTATGACCTGTCTGATTGGCACCTTTGGACCAACCTCCACAAAATGGCCAAACGTGACTTCACTGATCCTTCGATGCTCGGGTTCCTCGCACAAAACGATCTCGTCAAGGGTGTTACCCCTCGATATGCCCAGCGAGTTTACATTCTCGGTCAGCTGGGCGCCTTCGCCTACGCGCCGGCTCTCGCCATGTGGCGTATGCTCGACACGGTCTACGACATTCCTGAGTTCGTCGAGGCTGAACGTCGGGCACAGAACCCCGCTGAGTTCGATCAATTCCGTGCGTACGCCATGGGGTTGCGATCCCCCCC